CCCATCTCAAAATGTTCTTGATCAGCTTCAACATCAATCATTCCATAGCCTAATCTTAAACGTATGTAGTCAATGATGTCAGCTCTAACGGATGCTACAGAATCTAACTGTGCCTGTAGATTAGCGTCAAACGCTATGTGTCCGGCCCCACTACCTGTAACATTAGAATACAGATTCTTTGGTTCGACTGTCAGGGTAGAAGTCAGGTTACCTGAGGTGTTTGATATAAATTCTGGTAATTCGTTGGGCATTAGTTTTATCCTGTTATTCTGTATTTATGCTGAACAACAGGATAAATTTAGATTACTTTAAGGAGTATAGTATCTGCGTTGATACGTCCGTTGAGTTTAGTATCGGTTGTCTTGATTGATTCTATAAACTTACGTAATTGTATTTTTCCTGCACCTTTAAAGTCTTTTAACTGTTGTTCGGGCTTACGTAGAGTTTTTTGTACACTGTGGGATTGATCAAATCCCACAATACTAGTACCTTTAACACCTAGTGTGCTAGCATGTGCATCAGCTACATATTTTCCTAGCTTACGAGTTTTAGTATTATAAATCCACAGTGTTTCTGCAGTTAATATGTCTACAGGATTTACTGATACCAATTTACTTTTGCTATCTTCTTTGAGATATTTTAGTTTAGCAACAACTTTTTCTTTTGCTGGTGCTTTGCGTACTCTTGCCTGTTTTGTTGCTTTCTTGACTTGTGCATAAGCTTCTAGATCAGCAAACAATTTAGCATAAAACGCCTCAAACCGCTTGTAATCTGCCGCTTTATAGTGACTATAACCTTCTTTTAGTTGCTCATTTTGTCCTGCTTTAGCTTCTATTAGTTCTTGCCTGTGTACTTCAAAAAATGCACTAATCTTTTTAATTAAGGCTTGTGGACAGTTTTCTGTTTTAAGATATTCAAATGCTTTAGGATCAGACACAGTTTCACCATTCATTAATTGATCTTCAAACAGTTCAAAATGCAAGATGTGCTTGTCAGCGATCTCGTTCATACGATTTTGTATTGTAGGAACGTTTACTTTGGGCTTGCTATCACTGACAACTGTGTCAACAATACCAGTTGCCTGGGTTAACAGTCTATCTAATTCTTTGTTTATATAATTTGTAACTGGTTTAACTTTTCCTGTAGTACCACCAAGGCTTTCCCAATAGTCATTGTATTGTTGGTGAACATCAGGCATACCTAACATTAGCATACGACACACCCCACCTAGAGTGCTACCAAATTGACTGTCTGAATTTTTAGCTATGCTTTTGCTATGTTTAGACCATTGCTCGCTGGCATTTACCCAATTAATTACCCATTTTTTGTATTGAGCCGTTTTAGCCTCTATGCTGTAGTAATACATAGCATCGTGTAAGTGCTTAGAATATGCGGCACCTAACATTGCTGTTGCATTGTCCCATTTAGGTTCTTTAGCAGTGGCCATGCTCATTGCCTTGGTTGCCTTCGCTTTTCTTTTTGCACCGTCGATCTGTATCGCCATTTAGATTATTCCTTGTTGTTTCAATTATTATATTAGTAAAGTTCCCGTCTGTCAACCATTTAATAAAGTGCCAAATGTAATCATTTGTTCATAATTTGTTATTTCTTCGTTAATCTTAGTTATCATCTCTAGATGTTTTTTTGTTTGTTTCTGTTTTCTACGGCATTCTACTTCTTCAATACTTAGTTCAGTAATCATTGAATCAAAATTTCCCACAATCTTTTTCATTTGATTCTGATGAATACCAGTACCTTCTGCTAGCTTAATTAAACTAGTACGGACTTCTTGCCAATCAACACTTGATTCTATCTTCATAATACTAATTATACATTCATTTGGGCAGAATGTCAATGACGATAAATACTAGATAATTAGGATTTTACAATGCCGCGTTTAAGTTTATATAAGCCTACTAAAGGTAACGACTACAAGTTTTTTGATAAGAGAATTTCGGAGATGTTCACTGTGGGCGGCGTTGATGTCAACGTTCACAAATATCTCGGGCCTCTTGATCAAGGATTTGTTAGTAATACTGAGCCTGGTGGAACAAGCCTTACTAGCATACAAGATCTATTGTTCCTAGAAAATCGCGATCGCAAGTATGATACCAGTATCTATACCATGCGTACCATTTACCGCATCAATGATAATGATTTTGATCTGACACAGTTTGGCCTTTTCCTAACAGGTGACACTATGTTTGCCGTGTTCCATTTAAGCGATATGGTACAGACCATTGGTAGAAAATTGATAGTAGGTGATGTCTTAGAACTTCCAAACCTTAAGGATCTGTATCCGTTAGACGATACATTGCCTGTTGCACTTAAAAGATATTATGTAGTTAATGACGCTACACGTGCCGCAGAAGGGTTTTCACCAAGTTGGTATCCACACCTATGGCGCGTTAAACTACAACCATTGGTAGACAGCCAAGAATACAAAGATATCATTGACAATATTGCGGCTGGTGACGGGACTGATAGTAGCATATCTGACGTGTTAAGTACATATGACAAATATCTTGACATCAATGATGCTATTGTTGAACGTGCAGAAGCTGATGTTCCTAAGAGTGGATATGACACTACTAATCTATACACTGCGCCAGTAACAGCATCAGGACTTCCAGGCGACCCAGACGGAGTACTTACAAGCTCGAATGCCAATGTTTCTAGCAATACCTATTCAAGTTCTAGCACATTATCACCAAGTGCTAAAGTAGAAGGATATCTGACTAGTGATGCATTACCGCCAAATGGGGCTAGTGTGTCAGCTGGCATATCATTCCCTACAAGTCCAGTAATAGGTGAGTTCTTCCTTAGATTAGATTATGTGCCAAATAGATTATTCCGCTATGATAGCCGTCGTTGGGTTAAAATGGAAGACGGCGTTAGGACAAATCTTACTCCGGGTGCTAGCAACCAAACACAGCGTAGTGGATTTGTTAATAATACCGATGCTAACTATGCTAATGCATTAGCCTGGGATGCCATACGTATTCCAACAGGAGCATATACTCCTGCGGCAAATGCACAGACATTGTCATTTACTCTTAGTTCTAAACAAGTAGTTACTAAGACCCTGTATGTAAGTACATACGGTGTTAAAACAAAACTTAACAGCACTATTATAACTAATACCATTAGCAATACCAGTGGTAACATATCATTTACTGTATCTACTGCATTGAATACCGAGGATGTATTAGAATACACAATCTATGCTAACGTAACATATCAGCGGCAAGGGCTCAGTGACGCTCTTAGCCCCACAGCGGACAATTAATTATGGCGGCACTTCAGCAGTTTTTTTATGATGCTCAGATTGAGCGATTCCTAGCACAGTTTATTAGGATGACTTCAGGATTCCAAGTGGAGTTTGGCAAAGACAGAGATGGCAACAAGACATTACAAAGAGTTCCTGTTTACTACGGAGATGGTAGTCGACAAGTAGCATCAATACTTAATAATATGAGTGAAAATGCTATGATGGCAGTTCCGGCGATGACTGTGTACATTAATAATGTGACCTATGACAGAGATCGGGTGCAAGAACCTAACTTTGTTGGTAAGATGAACATACGGCAAAGAAACTACAACGAAGAAACACAAGAATATGAGGCAAAGCAAGGCAATGCATTCTCAATTGAGAGATTGATGCCTGTGCCATACACATTAGAACTTAAACTAGATGTGTGGACCAGCAATACTAAACAAAAACTACAACTGTTAGAACAATTGATAGTGTTGTTTAATCCGGCATTAGAAATACAATCAACTGACAACTACATTGATTGGACTAGTTTAAGTGTGGTTTATCTTGAAAATCCAAATTGGACAAGTCGTACTGTGCCAATTGGTACTGAAAATCCCGTTGATGTTGCTACATTAACATTCAAACTACCAGTTTGGATTAGCCCTCCTGCAAAAATTAAAAAATTAGGGGTTATACAAAAGATTATTGCTAGCATACACGACAGTGATGGCAATCTTAGCGAAGATGTATACAATAGCACTAATTTAATGGGAGCGAGACAATACTTTACTCCATTGGATTACGGTGTGTTATTGATTGGTAATACCCTTACCTTATTAAAATACAGCGAGTTTGAAGATCCGCGTGATCCACGGACGGAATTAGTTCCAAAATATCCTGTTACCGAAACTCCGGTTAAGGTTGGTACTAGAGACGTATGGCGAGATCTTATTAACGTTTATGGTGTTCTTGAAAATGGGATTAGCCAAGTTCGATTATTAACCCAAGATGGTGTTGCTGAAGTAGTTGGTACTGTAAGTTTTCATCCTACTGATGACAGCCTGCTAATATTTAATGCCGACATTGACACATATCCGGCTAACACATTGGACCCAATTGACGCTATCATTGACCCACGCAAAGTTACAGTAGATGCTAGCATTACGGCCCCTGCCACTGGCACTAGATATCTATTATTGCATGGTGTTGGTAGTTTTGACAATCCATCCGGAACTGGGCCAAGTGCTTGGCGCGGCAGTGACGGGCAGGATTTAGTAGCCAATGCCAACGACATCGTGCAGTACAATGGCACACACTGGGTAGTAGTATTTGACAGCCCAGCGGCAGATAGTGTACAATATGTAAGTAATCTAAATACTGGAACTCAATATAAATGGAATCTCGATCAGTGGGTAAAAAGCTGGGAAGGCGAGTACAAAAACGGCCTGTGGACTCTCGTACTATAGAAGGTGTCGGAACTTTCATCTACTGTACATCTACCAAACGTTATCTATTCCTCTTACGCAACAGTAGCAAGTATTCGGGCTCTTGGGGAGTTCCTGGTGGCAAGGTTGAAATCAACGAGAACATCTTAGGAAGTCTACTCAGAGAGATTCAAGAAGAATTGGGCGGTACCATCGAAGACGCAAAAATTATTCCTATAGAAAAATTTACCAGCGACAATGGTAATTTTACATACCACACATTTATAGCACCCGTAGAAGATGAATTTACTCCCATATTGAACGAAGAACATCGTGGGTATTGTTGGGTGGCATTAGAGGATCATCCCAAACCGTTACACCCTGGAGTGTGGCGCACGATCAATTTTGAGTCTGTGGTTAGTAAGATTAAAACCTTAGAGTTGATACTTTAGTCAAAATAAAAGCCCACTAAGGGCTTTTATCTTTTATTAGTCTAACAATTATAGATCTGCTTCTAACACCATATCTCTATGAGAAATTTGTCTAAAATTAGCGTAGCCTTTCCAAGATGCATGTGTAGGATATCTACCATTCGGTGTTACTAGTGCAAAATCTACATCATCATATACTGCGAATAGTTGGCTATAGCTTTCTTCCCAATTATTTCCAGTTTGATCAACACCAATCGCATCATATCCGTTAGTACCAGCATATATGTTACTGTTGTATCCTGAGTCAAATTGTCCTTCACATCCTACTAGGTATATTTTCTTGTGTCCATCGAAACAAGCAAGATACGTAGCTGTTGCACCAGCGTCAGCATATAAATCATGCGGAGTTAGGTAAAACGCTCCCGGAAATTCTAAGGTAAGTGGGGCCTGGGCGTACACAATATTAGCAGTAGTAAATCCACTGTCAACACATTCTTGAGCCATTGCCATAGTAGTTACTACTAGGAAATCTGGAGTATGATCTCTGTAAAAAGCATTACACGCATAACTTTGCAATGTATCAGCTCCAAGCAATCCGTTGAATTTGTTAAGCGTATGAGAAACTGGAAACTTCTTCCTACTCTCACCGTTACCAAATACTACAGCACGATTTGAAACTTGATTATTAACAACATTATTTGGAACCGTTTCTTCAACTGAAGTCCATTCTCCATGTTCTAATCTACGTTCTTGGATAATATCTTCACCTTCATAGTTGGATCTATATTGTTTTGTATATAATTTAAGCATTTATTTTTTCTCTGTTAAGCGAATACTGAGACCTATTACTAGGCCTCAGTTTCTAATTTACATTAAACAATATAAGTTGTTTGCACTTTAATGTTAGCGTTTATGCCAGCACCAACTGGAACCATAATCAATCTAACAACGTTACTTGCAATGTTTGATACAAATGTACCTATCTCACCGTCCGGAGCAATAACAGCATACGAACTATGTGTTACTACAGCATCTTCTTGTGCTAACATTGTTTCTTGACTATGTACACTTGATGTAGCGCCATCTCTCATTTGGATGAAGTACTTAGCTGAGTGATATGCTGTGTCAGGGAAACTGTCAATTATTACCATGTTACCAGCTTGTGTAGTAATTGGTGTTTCGTCATACACAATAGTACCTGTTAGCTGTACCTTGTCGCCACTTTCATTACCAATGTTAATGTTACCACTTGAATCACCTAATACTGTAAGTTGTCCTTTAACAGTAAGATCTTGCTCAATTACAACACTACCTGCGGCGTTAACTGAAATTCTTACAGCACTACCAGTTACAATATTTGCAAAGTTGTTGTCACCTGCATTGAGCTGTACTGTACCAGTACCATTGGCTAGCGAATTAACTGTTGCTGTGGTTACAAATCTACGTGCATCAATCACATCACCAGCTGCCGGAGCTTCTGTAAATGTCATTGTAGTACCTGATACTGCGTAAGCCGTAATTGGTATTTGCACGATACCGTTAATAGATACTATAGTTGCGGCTGTTGTTGATGCCACGTCTAAAGTAAATGCTACTGTTGTACCGTCACCGTTAAACTGGTCTGATGCTACAACAGTAAATTCAGTACCTGGTTGGACCCATTCACTGCCATTATAGTATTCAATACCAGATGCTGTAGTACTGTACCGTAACATACCAGCTACAGCGACGTTTGCTGTTGCACCTGGACGATTTGAGTTTGATCCAACTGGAAGAACAATAGCACCAGTACTGTCAAATTTCACTACTGCGCCGTCTTGTACTAAGGTATTACCGGTTGAACTAAACACTGCGGCATTCTTAGCAGTGTCTATTACCATTAGTGCATCATTACCTTGACCTTTAACTGTTACTGATGTTGCAACTTTAGTACTGTTAATAGTTGCACCAATACCAATGAATACTGATTTAGCCATTGCTACACCACCCGGAGTAACAATTGCTCCAGTGTCAGTAGCACTTGCTTCTGTTGCATTTGAAACTGTAGCAACACCACTTGCATTAAATGTACCTGTGTTCATTACTGCGGCACTAATGTTAGCACTTGAGTTAAGGAATCCACTTACGTTAGTTGCGGCCAGTGTTGTAGTACCAGTTGCATTTAATGCACCTGCATTAACTACTGCACCACTGATATTACCAGTTGTGTTAATTAAACCAGTTGAGTTAATAGCACCACCATTAACCACTGAAGCACTAAGATTGCCTGCTAAGTTTACAAAGCCACTTGCAGCCAATGTAGTAAATGAACCACTACTTGCTGTTGCATTACCAATTGGAGTTGCATTAATTGACGCAAACGATGCTAGTCCGCCGATTACATTACCAGTTGCAGTTAATGTATCTGCGTTAACTGTTCCGCCATTTAATACTGCGGCACTAAGGTTACCTGCTAAGTTCACAAAGCCACTTGCATTTACAGTAGTAAATGATGCCGCGGCCGCCGTTACATTACCAATCACGGTACCTTGGATACCACTACCTACATACAGTCTACCACCGATACCAGCACCACCAAGTACTTGTAATGCACCTTCGTCAGCGGCTGTTGCCGCGTCAGTCCCTTCAATTATCGTAGTACGGTTAAGATTCCAACTTGTTGTTGCGTGTGTGTATGTGATGTTAGCACCTACGTTTCCGTAAGCAACGTTAATACCAGCACCATCTGCTGAAGCACTATCGCCAGCACCATTGGCTACCGTAATTTGTAGATCTTCAACGTCTAATGTAGCAACGTTAAGTGTTGTATAGTCACCTTGTACTGTTAATCCACCAGTAACAACTACATCACCACCAACGTTCAAGTTTTTAGCAATACCAACACCACCTGCTGTAATTATAGCACCTGTTGTTGTGTTAAGACTTTGCCAGTCAGCCAACGATTTAAGTTGTAGACTAGCAACCACATTACCTGTAACACCAACACCACCCGCTGAAACTATAGCACCTGTTGCCGCACTTGTTGAAACTGTTGCATTAGCAACGTTTAAATTATTTAAAACTTGAGTTGTATCTTGTGTTATCAATCCAACTCTGTCTGCATCTACATTAATTACAATGTTACCACTTGCACCACTATCATTAACAGCTACAAAACTATCATCTGCTATAATTTGAGTAACATCTGATGACAATGCTGATTCTAAGTATGTTAGTGTTACTGCATCTTGTGCTGATGTTGGATCTGCAAGGTTAATAGCTGATGAGCCGTTAAAGTCAACGTCATCTGTTGCCGCAAGAACTAAATCACCTGAAGTAGTTCCAATCCAACCTGCGGCATTTGCTGTAATTTTTGCGCCTACTGTTAATGTATTAGATGCAAATCTTAAACCATCGTTATCAATCATTAAGCCGTCTGCACTAGTAGTTACAACTCTTCCTGTTGTTAATCCACTTGCTTTTACTGTTGCTACGCTTGCTTGGCTAGCTGATACGTTACCTGTTGTGTTAATTAATCCAGTTGAGTTAATTGCTCCGCCGTTAATAATTGTGGCACTTATGTTACCAGTTGTATTAATAAAGCCAGTTGAGTTAAGTGCACCTGCGTTAACCACTGGAGAACTTATGTTACCAGCTAGGTTAGTATACCCTGCTACAGTTAAATCATTGGTAAGAGTAGCATTTTTTGCATCAACATCATATTGTGCTGTTACGTTACCAAGTAATAAATCACTGTATGATGATTCTGTAGCAATACTACCATATGTAGTACCAGTCTCTGTTGTTGCAATCATTTTGAATGCATCAGAGCTTTCGTCCCAATAAAACGCTTGGTTGACTAAACTACCACGTTCAAAAACAAAACCTAGATCATATCCGTTAGTACCCGAAAACGCATTGTTTAACACGAGCAACGGATCGTTAACGTATGTGTTTGTTGATGCTAGTGTTACATAACTGGTTGCACCAGTAACATATAAGTTACCAGTGATAACAAAATCACTAGTTACTACAATATTGCTACTGAATAATGCACCGGTTACGGAACCTGGTATAATTTTACTGTTTGCCCAGATACCTGAATCCAGTATCTGGTTATTTTTAATTCTGGTCACTGCCATTTTTAAATTCCTAAATTAGATGTTACGTTAATGTATTTGTACGAACAGCCAGATTCCGTGTTCCGGGCAGTTGCTCAAACAGTAAAATTAGGTTCCATATCCCCCACTGTTTGGTATTTGATTATTAGTAATATTTAGCCGGAATGGAGTAAAATAGTCCGTCTAAGATGGCTGTATTATAAGATACTATATGTTATTTTATGATGTAGTTTTTACTTAATCGAACGTTGGTGTTCGCGTAGTCTGCGGTAAATTGGATTAAAACATTATTTCCACTGATTGTAGCAGTAACGTTCCCTACCTGTTCAGCTGTTGTGATACTTGTTATTTGATTTGACACTGCGGCGGTGCCATTATGTGTTACTAATACTTCATACGCGGCAAATCTAGTATCATCTGTGGCTTGGATTGTATATTTTACTGTTCTGTACACTAGCTTGCTAAAGCTGTCTATGGTTGTTGCTACACCAGACGATGACACAGTTGTATTTGCATTTGTGGTTGCAAATGCACCTGCAACTTCTATCGAACCGTCGGCAACTGGTATTGCTATACTAGTTGTTCCTAACTGTAATTTATCAATACTAACTACACCACCAGAGACATGTCTGACTTCAATAACGTCGCCGGCGGCAGGTGCTTCTGCAAATGTTAGTGTTGTCCCGGACACAGTATATGCTGTAGTTGGTTGTTGCATAGTACCGTTAATACTAATAATTAAATCATTTACTGACCCTGCCGCAGAACTTAGCGTAAATTCAGTATCGGAACCATTCCCGTTGAGTATCTGTGAGGTAATGGTTGCAGTTCCACTATCCCATGCTGACCCATCATATACTTCTAAGCCTCCGGTATCAGTATTAAATCTTATATATCCTGCATTAAGTGTTGACGGTCTATCATCTGTGCCACCCAATGGCAGACCAATGGCATTGCCTGTAAACTGTACTGCACCCGCGCCATCTGATGCAATGATTATATTTGCGCCACTGTTTACTGACGATATTGTGGTATTATTGACCTGTAAGTTACCAATATTGGCAATTGAGCCGGAACTACTGCCTACACCAAATGTTCCTGTATATCTACCGCCTGATATATAAACTGATTTACCCGCAAAGTTAACTCCATTTGGTAAATTAGTTCCAATAAAATGTAGGACTCCTGACTGATAGTCAAAGAACCATTCGTCATTGTTGCCTGACCCAGTAGCAAATACTTGCACTCCGTTCGCCGCGGCATTACCAGCAAAACTTGAATAGTGTATGTAGACTTTTGCTTGATATGTTGACCCTAATTCAGGTGGTATCCAATCTGTCAGGCTAGCCTTCCAAGTTCTGTTTGCTGTTGATGTTAAGTCTGCTGAGCATTCAAATGGTAATGATGTTGTGTGAACTGTTACTGGAGCCGCGTTGGACCCGGGTAGCGTTCCTGGTATGCTTGACGCTTGTTGCCACACCTTGTCACCACGCAATAACAGCGGGCTTGGTATAGCTTCGTTAGGTGCTTTCTTGTTGTCGTTGGTGTCAGTTTTAGTAGCACCGTAACCTAGTTTCTTCCAAAGGTAATCAACTTTCTGGGTATCTGAAATTGCCATTAGCTAGCCACCCCCACGCTTAGTGCAGTGATGCTTTCACCACTTGCTAATGCAATACGAACTAGTACAACATTGCCTGTTGCGTTTGTTGCGTTTTCAGAACCTAGTGTCATTGTGTATCCGCCACTAAGTGATGTACTTGTTGCTATCCTATCACCCGATGTAAATGCACAACCGTTTGACCCATTACCACCGTCACCTGTGCTAGCACCCGGAACACCTGCTCCAGCATAGGTTGTTGCTGTGTCTAACCAACCATTTAATGTTGAGGCATCATCTATTCCTGTTCCTGGAGCCGCTATCCATACGCCTGTTACACCAGAAGAGCTTGTAATGTTTAAATCAAAGTTTGCCATTGTTGTTCTACGGAAAGCAAATGTAAAGTATTGTGTTCCTGTGTCGCCACTTCTATCTGGTCCTACTGGCAAGTATCCTGCTGAGTAATCTACAACATTGTGTGCTAATACCCCCAATCTAATAGTTGCTTCTTTGGTACCTTCAACGCCCGGATCAGCCGATTCAGCGTATAGGCTGTTAGTATAAAAGTTTGTTGCTCCGTTGTATGTTGGTGTGTTTGTTGTCTCGGCACTAAAGTCAAAGATACGTACGCCATCATCATCAAAGCCAGCGCCTAATGCATCAGCTACTGCGATAGCGATCTCACTGATACCGCTCTGTGCGGCTGTATGTACTTGTACTTTGGTTGCGTGAGTTGCTGTTGACCCAGTTCCGTTGGTGTTATAAGCAAGCACACCTATTTGTTCAACTGTTCTAACAGAACTTGATGTTATTGCTACTGTTATATTGCCTAAAGAGTATGCTGATCCTACTCCGGTTCCTGCTTTAGGTATTCCTCCACTAAGCATGGTAGTTGTACCATCAATATTAGTGTATGTATATGACTGTGTTGCTACTGCAGATCCTGTTGTGCTTTCTGCATTAGTACTAGATACCACTTCGAGTGGAGTTGTTGTGTTTCTATACGTTTGCCCAATAAAATTAGTTACTTCTAACCCATAAAATCTTAATGTTGGTGATCCTGAATTATAATAAGGAATCCCAGACACATACCGTTTTGTTCCAGCCGCAGTTTCAAGCAACAATCCAGTGTCTGACATCGTTGGTGCACTTGTTAAATCATCTTTAACAAACTCTACTAGATTTGTTTGCCCTGTTTCATTGTGCGTCAATCTAAAGCTGTTGATACCAGTAGGTATCTTGCTGGTAGCTGACGTTGCTCTTGCTGTAAATCCTGTAAATGTTCCAGGAGCGTATATTGAACTAGCAAATGACACGGTACTTCCAGCGGCATTTAATAAATTATAGTCACTTTCTGCTATTATCTGCAGATTTCCTGTTGTACCAACTTGACTGCCAGAGCTTAATGTTATGTTACCTTGATCTGTACCGTTAATTAGTGCTGACAAGTACCCACTGTCAGCGTTGTATGCATACGATGTTGTTGTAACCGTACGTATTTGTGATGCTGACGTTGTTGTTCTGCTAACCGAGTCGCCTGGGCTTAATGTTGTTCCACTTGTGTTATCTGTAGCGTCTGCCGCTAGTAGTGGGCTTGTTCCAATTGATGTGTCGAACGTTATTGTTTTTGTGCTTAATCCGTTTGGAGCGGCAATATTAGCGTCATAGACTTTTAAACTCAGTGATGCCTTTGTTGGGATTACTGCTGGGTTTGCTGTGGTGTGGCTAGTTAGATACAATTGAACAGGTAACGTTCCAGTTCCTGTTGATTTATTAAATGCATATGAATAATCATATCTATCACCCGATACTCCGCCTGTTGCAGAATCGCTTGCTACACTTGCATTCGCTGTACCATCACCAAAGTTAATGTTATATTCAACGTCAGCCATTGAGGTATTTGTTGTGGTGTTTTTTACGTAAAACGTTTCACCTTCAGTTACATATAAGGTTGATCCTGATAACGCTGACCCACCGGATGCCGCTCTATAAAGTTCTAATCCTGCAACTGGATTGGCAGTATAAATTATTATATAATCTGTTCTACTTGCACTTGCAGTGCTACCAGTCCCCGAACCACCGTTATTATACGCCGTTACTGCTACGGTAAATGGACTATTTGTGTTGTCAGTGTATGTATGGCTTGGCGTAGAGTCTGTGGTTGCCGTTGTTGGTGTTTCACCATCTCCCCAATCAATATCATACCTATTAGGATTACCATCGGTACTTAATGTTAATGTTACTGTTGTTCCTTCTCCACCTGCTGTTGGTGTTCCTGTAAATGATATTGATTTAACAAAGGTGTTGTTACGAACATTCTCCATCATTTCGTTCAAATCGTCGATGGCATCTGTAACTTTTGTTGCTGTTGTCCATCCGGTATAGGCCGCAGGACTAATTAGATTGCCATCAGACGATGTTCCTAATGTTATTACATTAGCAATTAGTGTTGACCCTGCTACTATGGCGTTATCAACGTACCCTTTCGATGCGGCGTCTTGGTCTGTTTGTGGGCTAGCAACGTGGTGAACTATATTATTTCCAAAACTTATAAACGAGCTAGGAGCGATAATAGTGTTATCTAAGGTACTGTCACCACTGACTGTTAATGCTGTTAGTGTGCCTAATGATGTTATGTTTGGTTGGGAAACTGTGGAAATAGTGCCAAGAAGTTTTTCTGCATTAACATAATTCCACGGGTGAGATACGTTACCAATATTAGAAAATCCTGCGCTATCAGTACGTAGATCACCACCAACTATTATTGTATGGCCAACTACATGTAGTTTTTGTTCTGGGGTGTCCGTCCCAATACCAAATCTATAATTACTAACGTCCCAATATGTTAAAGATTGGCCATTCGAGCTGATATATAGATCTGTGCCTTGACGATCTAAATTCGCTACTAAAGAATACCCGGGAACTCGACTAATTGCCATTTAATTTTCCAACCTTTCTACTATTTATCAAAAAGGTTATGAGGCGATTGTAGAATTTATTCCGTGGATAACAGTAATCTGAGCTGAATTGCTAGGATTGGAAGTAAATGATATGTCAGTACCTGATATGGCGTTTGCGGCAAATTCGTAGTTGGTTCCTGGAATTTGATAAACTGTACCTACATGCACTAAGATATTAGCCGCCCACAATTGTGGAGCCGCTGTGTTATAGTTAACTGCTAGAGGGCCGTAGTCTGAAACCGCACTGTCACCGGAAAAGCTGTCTTTGGTAATAAGTGATGTTCCACTGCCAACTGTTGATACTGACTGCCATGTGTTTGACGTATGTGAATAATACTCAATTTTATCTGAGGATGTGCTGTAACGTAATGATGTTTGATCTGTAGTTCCGTTTACATTAGATCTAAAGCTGGCGGATGTTGCCGGGAGACCTAAAGCATAGTTGCCGGATGAAAATACAGTATTTTTTGCAAAGCGTCCCATTTAGATTCCTATATAACTTACAGTCATTGAAATAGCGTTAGTAGCGTCAGTATTGGCTTTTATCATATCTCCAGCACTTAAAATTAACTTTTCACTGTCAACAACATAGGTATCACCTGTTTGTACTTGTATACCTGAATATACTCGATGGCTTAGTGTAGTTAGTGAGTTACCTGCTGGACATACATAGATATCAAATGTCCTTGCTGAACTGTCTGTATTACAAAGATACATGGCTGTGATAGCACTAGCCCCAACACTAATATATACATTAGCCGCATCGCCATTTGTTACTAAAGAATTTGTTATTGCCATTTTCTAATCCTATAAAATTATTGAAAACACTATGGCTTTCGATTTTGTTACTAATTCGTCGCTGGCTGTGTCGGAGTTTACTACAAACAATCCGCTACCTGCACTGCCTATTGCATCTGCGTAAATTTTTGTTTTGTTAGAGGTTGCTGTTGGTATATATGTAGTTTCATCAAATTGAACATGGAACCCATTAGTTTCTAAGTTGCCACCTAATTGTGGAGTTGTGTCGTCAACAACTGCTGTTAATCCACCACCGGCCGATGTTAGTATCGTGCTATAGCTACTGCCATCTACAGTAAGTTCCCACAAATCTGATGTTTCGTTCCATCGCAACGCCACGTTGGCTTGCAATCCCCTGTCAACCGACAGGCCTGATGTACCTGGTGACGCATTGCCACCAACACCCCATCCAGCTTCACCAACATTTAATGTGATGTCTTTATCTTGGACATCAGTATTTGTTACTGTGGTTGTGTCATACACCCCCGCAACGTGTAGGTTGCCGGTTACGTAGACATCTGCGGTATCTATAGTATAATCTGTATTAAGTTTTTTAACTGCGGCCATTTTAATTTATTCCAGTTTCTATTATTTATCTTCTAAGTAAGAACTCAAAAAAATAGCACCCGGAGGTGCTAATTTAATACTAAGTTTTAAATTAGTTAGTTAATGCAACCGATACATTTTCAACTGCTGTGTCGGCCCATGCTACCTTGGCGTCTTCGGCAAACTGTACCCCAGTTCCAGGAAGAACAACTGCTGTACGATTTGTTAATTTTTTAACAAAGTAAGTGCCGCCTGCTGAGTCAGTAGCAGTAATACGCAGTTGGCCTTCAACTGGTTCACTGGTAACTAACAAGCACTCACTAGTGCCTTGTGCTGTTGTTACATTATAGATTTTGCTACCTTTTTGTGAGTTGATGTCACCAATAACTGCCGATGACCCACCCGTAACAAATGCCAAAATTGCAATTGCATTTGATGTAGTAGTTGATAATACACCTGTTAGTGTTAGGTTACCTTGTGTGCCAGTGCCGGCTGTAATTGTTAGTGCTGATGTATAGCCACTACCTCCGTCGACAACTATTACACCGTCAATAACACCTGCTGTTTCTGTGATTGTAGCAACTGCTTGTACACCACCCGGTAAGTTTGGTGCTGAAATTGTTAGTGCATCTACATTTGTGTAACCTGTTGAGTTATTAGTACCACCGAGCGTCACTGATACTAACCCTTCGCCACCAATACCTAGTGTGTTACGGTTACCAATGAATAACTTTTTAATAGGACGTCCCATTTGTTTTATCTCCTTATTAAATGGCGTTCTAGGCCTACGCGGTGGGTACCGCATAAACTCTCTCGCGAGTGAACTAAAAGTATTTATCGTCTTTAAGATATTTTGTCCAAAAAAAAGCACCCCTAAAGGTGCTTTTTAATTTCTTTACTATACCAATAAATCGATCTATTGGAATGTTAAGTTTGAGATAGCTACTTCTTCTAAGTAATCAGCCGCATTACCAAGAGATGATGCTGTGTTTGATAATTCAACATAGCCATATCTTGTCATAAAGCCAACTACTGGTTCGAAAGTAGTCGGATCAAGCACAACGCCACTGCTCATTAATGGTACGTATGGGCAATAGAACGCGGCTGCATCAGCTTCTGATGAACCTTTGTAACCAACTAATACTGGTGTACCGTCTGCCGCATAACCATCAACATAAATTCTCATAGCACTGTTTAATGTACCAACGAATTTAGTGTTTGTAGGTGCTTCAAATGTACCTTCTGTAGTACGAGCAAAAGCTGAAGTAGTAGCAGATTGTAGTACAGTTAAAGCCGCAGGAGATACAACAGCCCAGTTACCAGCGCCTCTACGTGTACGTTGAGCGATTAAGTTTGCCGCACGGTTGATTGTAACCGCTAATGCCGCATGCTCGTCACCTACGAATGTAGCTGTACCAGATACTGTTGCTTGGTTGTATGTATAAGTTTGACCAGATAAACTTCTTAATGAAGCAAGAACTTCTTGATCAATTTCAACTGTAATTTCTTGAGCTAGTGCCGCCATGATTTCAGCTTCTACGTCTAGACCGTGCATTGCTTGAGCGTCTTGAGCCGCTTCAAAAGTCCAACGTGCTGATAACTTACGTGTTTTAGCTTCAACAGTTTGTTTAAGAATCTGAACATTGATTCTACGACCTGCTTGGCCTTCAAGTGCTGATGTTGTAGCACCTAATCCAGCAGTTCCATCTCCAGAGTAAGCAACGCCTACTTTGAATGGTGATAGAGCTTCATCACCGGCTGTTACGGCGTTTGCTGTATCTGTTGCATTGTTTGTATCAGCATATCGTACACGTAATGTATGGATCTGAGCAACTGGGCCAGTCATTGGTTGTACACCAACAATTTCGTTAGCGATAACTGTTGGCATTACTCGACGAATTACAGGAAGAATAACTCTATTTAATGTAGCAACGTTACTTGAACTAGTTGCGCCACTTGTAGCGTTTTCTTGCAAGTGTTTCTTTGTGTTTTCTAAAATTACTGCCATTGTGGTTCTACGTGAACCTTGTAAGCCTTCTAACAGGGCGTCCTTGGTTTCGTTCCAACGGCCTTCTAATAGTTGGGTTGTCATTTCTTTGTTTTCCTTTAAAAAAAATTAATACTATTTTAGCCCTGCTAAACGTCGAATCTCTACAACATTGTTGTGCGATTCATCGTTGGCTTTAGCAGATTTATCACCAGACATTTCTACACGAGCTTCAGCTAACACGGGCCTTTCAGCTTTTGGTTTGCTAGAGTTGTTTAGTACTGCTGGCAGATACTTTTCATATGCATTCTGAAGACGTTCAGTTTGCACACCTTCGAGCAAGCTAGACATTACATCAGCTTTCTCTTTGTTTAGAGGTTTCAATAATTCTTCAAGTTTTGCTTTGCGAGCTACACTTTCAGTTATCATTTTAACTTCACGATTCTTACTTTCAACTAGAGCTTCTTTTTCTTCGATTGCTTTTTGACTTTCAGCTATGATTGATTCTTTCTTTTCAATTATTGCTTGAAGTTTAGCAAGTTCAGTGTTCTCATTTAAATGAGTGACAGCAAACTCGTTTGCAAACGCTTCAAAGATACGACGGCCAAACATGTTCTCACGAGCATTTTGGATGTCTTCTTTTAGTTGAGCTAATTCTGAGCCTAGATTGTCTGTTACTGATTCTTTAACAAGTTTAGCCGAACGTTTAACAAAAGCTGACTGTAGTTCTGCTAGTTTTGATTTAGCTTCTGCTACTAATTTTACTTTAGTTTCAACGACTGCTTTCTTGTCTTGGTCAAACTCTTTGATCTCTTCGGCTAAGGCATGGATAACAAATTTCTCTAACTTAGCAATAGCTTCGTTTTGAGTTTTGCGATCTGATCTTAGTTCGTTGATTTCTTCTGCAAGTTTAGTAACTAGGAAGTTATTAAACTTACCTGCAGATTCAATCATGTGAGTTTTAAATTTCACGCGATCTTCTGCAAGAGCCTGTTTCTCTTCGGCAAACTCTTTGAGTTCAGCGGTGAGACTTTCAGTAACCATTTTGTCTAGAGCTTCAACCATTACATTTTTGTCATGATCGTAGCGACCAGCAAACTCTTCACGCAATTCAGCACGAATAGTTTCTCTGGCTTCATTAATTTGTAATTCCCAAGCTTCATTTAAAGCAGTTTGAGTTTCTTCATTAATGATGCCACTATCTAACAATGGTTTGATAGCGTCTAACATTGTGATCTCCTATTTAATTTTCAAATCTTTGATAAGACTAGTTACAGCCTGTTTCAAATATTTTTGTACCCTTTGATCTGCACTGGCTTCACGTGCCATTTCGAATACCTTTTGCCCACCTTTCATATTCATCAGTCCTTCGTAAATCGCTGTTGGATATGCATTAGGGGCACTAGGTTGTGCAACTACATCGACCGTGACTATTTCAAAGTCACTTACTTTGCCGTCTCCCTCGCTCACGTTTCCGCTACCACGAGATGAAACACCAAGTTTTACTCCTGATTCCAACATGGTTTCAACTAACTGACCCATTGGAGTAGGAAGAATCTTTAATTTACCAAAGCCATTAGGCCCATCCATCCACATATCAGTGATCATATGTGATACACGGTCTAAATTAATTTTCAAATCATCTGGATGATCTACTTCGCCTAAGACGCTATAGCCACTCTTGATTTGTTCATTTAATGTAGAAACGGCCGTTTCAATCTCAGTCACAGGATATACACGTTCGTTGTGATTTTTAACGCCACCTTGAATGAATACTCCCTTCATGTAAAGACTCTTACCTTTGCCGTCAGCGTGAGCTTCGGATAAAATTTCCATCCTTGCCGCGTCAAATGTTAAGTGCTCTTTAAGATATAAAGCCATTATTGTTTCCTAATTATTTTCCTACTGGCGATTTTGTATCAGTGCCAGAAGCTTGTGTATTAACTGCTGTTTCTTTTTTATCAAATGCTTTACCTGCTTTAGCACCTGGTTTGTTTAACGGATCATTAACTAACTGACCTTTTGGTTTTGGAGCAGTAGCTGGTTTAGCACCATCTTGATCTACATTTCCGCCTGCTGACATATCAACTGGTTTACCACCCATATTGTTTTTACCAGCAACTGGTGATTTAGTTTGTGCACCTTGTTCAGTTTTTGGAGGAGCTGGAACTTTTTCTACGTATTCACGTACAATTTCTTCGCCTTCTTCAACTGCTTCTTCTTCAGACTCTGTAGCTTCTGCCATTGGCATTTCTTCTTCACTTGGTACTTCCATTCCTACCATTTCTTCACCCGGTACTTCTTCACCTGGTACTTCTTCAGCCTCGCCGCCCATTAATGCGTCAAATTCTGCTTTAAGCTCGTCAAGTGCATCTTCAAGATCAACAACGCGGTCTTCAATTTCTTCTTCTGCTGGTGCTTCTTCAGCGTCAACATCCATGTCCATAGATACTTCATCGTCTTCTTCTTCGTCGTGTTCTTCTTCTGAAATGCCTTGTTCGTCAACGTTGATTTCGTCTACTAGATCGCTAACTTCATCAGTAGCAACTTCAGATAAATCTGCGTCGTCGATTAAATTTTCGTATATATCGCGTGATTTTTCAACAACGATAGTGTGAAATAATTCACGGGCTTCGTCATTCTGATCGTTGATAATGTGCTCAATTAGTTGTTCGTACTTGTTCATTCTGGTGAACTCCTTTTAAAAATAAAAATAGATCAAATATTGATTCGTGTATTCGTTATGTTATGTATTTAACGAATTGTTTGGATTTTGTGGTTAAATGCGTTGTTTTTGATTGTTTTTGGCGGATAATTACAGAGATGTCATGTCAGCAACTGGTGCTTTGTATTGGGTACGCACGGTTTCTAATTTCTGCTCATGTTCTAACTTACGTACATCATTCATTATACGTAATCGATTTAACTGTTTTAAGGTTAATTTGGTTTTGCGTAAGTCGCTGAGGTTAGATACGGTATTATCTTCTTTTTCCGTATTGTAACCTTGTGGTGTAGGTTCAAAAATTTCTAGTATATTCATAAGTGTATTTACCAAAATGCCTATAAACCTAACTCACCACCTGGTGCTTCTGGTCCAGATCCTGCTGTATCAACTCCGCCCAAGTCTCCAGGCTCCCCATCGATTGGTTCAATTGGGGTTAGGTTGTCTAGATCAGATTGTAGTCCAGCGGTTGTTACTCCAACTGATCGCAGTCCTGCTTCTGGTGCCGTCGTTGATTCACCAGATTCATTTTCTTCATTCCACCACTCTTCATTTTCTTGCATTTCTTCTTCACTTAAATCTAGATATCGTTTGAGCAAGAAACGTTTTGAAAGATATGGTGTTTGTTCCAGTTGTGTAAATGCTTGTATGCGTACTGCATCAACTTCTGCTTGCCTATATTTGGCAAAGTTCTGCGGCTCATTGAAACGGAGTTCAAACACTGATCCATCAATGTTTACTCCTCTCCATCGCATGAACATTTTAAATTCTTGATCTAACTTGTCTACTATCAAACTTTGTAAACGTTTGCAATATTGATTAAATCTCCATTCCTGAATTAATGCTGTAGTACCACGACCGTCACTGTACCCACGTTCGCTGTCTTCAGCTCCTGTTGGTAGATATGAACTAGGAACTCTTAACCCACGTGCCAATTTATTGTTGAAATATCTTAGATCGTCAATCTCACCAAGATTTTGTCCACCTGGTAGTGTGGTAACGTCACTTCCTCTGCCGTCTGCTGTTACTGGGAAGAAGTAGTCTTCGTTTGTACTCAACGGATTGTATGTAGCATCCATCATGTTTTCACCTCCGCCAGTCTGAGTGGGAATGCGACGTTGGTGAATTTCATTTTTAATACGATCAACAAATGCCATGGCCATATGACTCGGCATATTACCCACATCAATTTTAAATACTCTACGTTCCGGAGCACGCTGTATTCTATAGATAAGGATCGCGTCTTCTAACAGTTGTTTTTGTTTGAATATCTTAAATACTGATTCTAATGCGCTGTTACCAAACGGCCAATTAAGATCTAATCCTTCTGTTAGGCTTATATGTACTACGTGTTCTGCATTAATTGGTGCTTCATTTTGTGCATGACTAAATCGACTTCCGCCACTATAAGGCACATTTGGTTGTACATAGGCTCCACTTGGGCCGCCTACCTGTGGGTGGTTGATGTATGTGTCACTGGATGCAACTGACGTGGCTGTTAAATTCATGAAGTTAACATTAAGATCTTTGATCAGATATTGTTCTGGTTCTTTGCCTTCACTTTCGTTAACAATGACTTTAACTACCTTGTGCATCTCTGTCCAGTAAAGTTCGAATGTTTCCGGATCACGCAAGAATACTTGGTCACCATATTTTAAAACATTACGCACCAATTTGAATAATCTTTTATTCATTTGGTTAATACTGCACCATTGGTTTAGTTGATCTTTAAGAATTTTAATTTCGTTGTCTGTTGGTTTTTCTTTAAAGTATAGATCAAACCCAGTACCGTTTTCGATATTGGACTGTGTCATGAACTCGGCTAGTATGTCTAGGGCCGCATTGATTTCTGAGTCCTGATCCATCTGTTCGTATTGGTTGTATCGTTCGGTTCTGTTTGGATGGCCAATGTAAACTTCCGGAAGTTTACTAGCAAAATTACGAAATCCAGGATCAAGAGGACTATTACCTTTGTTACTATTGCCCAACGGACTCATTAGTCCACCAGATTCTGGATTTGCTTGTTTAAAATATTTTTTCCATGACATATTATAGCGTTCCTATTAATTCTTTATTTTTTAAATAAGCATCTCTTCTTGCCTGAGTCCATTGTGTACCTTTGATTCCTTTATTCCATGGTATATTACCTTTAAGAGTATTAGATATCTTTTGTCTTACTTCGTTAGCAACATGTTTTCCTAAATTAGCTTTACGTATATTTTCTGCATGTTCTTTAGTTTTAGGTTGTCTATATTTTTGTTTATGTTCTTCTGTTCTTACTTTGCCGCGATTGGCTTTACTAATTTTGTGTTTAGTTTCTTCAGAATGTTTCCATCCTGTTGCACAAGCCCATTGATTTAATTTTATATTATCTAATACGCCACCGTCAATCTTTCTACCATATTCTCTAATCAATTTATTTTCTAAATTAAATGCCTGTTCTTCGGTTAAGGCCGATTTAACAATTATGCGTCTTTCAATGGGAGGCACTACCGTATATAGATGTTTTTGTCTAATACGATACTTTGATCCCTTACCGATATAATAAGGGGTTCCTTGTTCAGTAACATACTGGTAAACATAAAATTCTGTTGTCATAACAGTATTTATCGTCCTAGTAACTGTTCTGTGCTATTTGTGATGTTAGGCTGTTGGTTGATTGCATGGCACGGAGTATTTCGGCTAGCACTCCTGTCTGTTGATTTATTGATGCAGTGATGCTACTGCTGTCTAAACTTACGGGGATTGATTTGTTGTCTGGCAATGGTACTACTGCTTCTGTGCCGTGTAGGACTTCAGAGTACCCACTTATAGGTCCTGTACTGATGCCGCCTATGGCCATGCCAGGGGACGAAATAGCCTCACCAATAGTTTTTGGTGGTGTAAAACCAGGCGGAAGTGGCACTGGACTTGGTTCTGGGCCTTTTCCTGTTATAAAGTTTAGGAATTGTGCCATTCCAGCATTTATCTTTTCGGTCGTTTGTGCATAAGTGCCTAACAACGGTAAAAGTTTGTCTTCAAGCAACACTGCCATCTCTTGCGCGGCCCTAGTTGCTCCGGTCATTCCTGTTGTTAATGGATCTTGGGTGTCTTTAAGTTCAGTTAGGCTAGCTAATACTCCTGCAACTCCTTCTTTACTCATCTTGATGGCTTGGTTATATACGTCAATACCTGCTTGTGATACCGCTTGCAAACTTGAATCGCCTGTTGCGTATGCACCAACGAATAACGCCTGATTTGCCCTAAATGAGCCAATCATAGCTTGTGCATATTGGGCATTGGCTTGGGCTACTGCCGTAGGATCAAACATGTTGTTTATAAATTTGTCGTATAGCAATCGGCCTTTATCGGCGGCCGCCCTGTTAGTTGCTTCGTATATCGCCGCTTCTTGATTTATGACTGACCCGTTATATATCACTCGATCTCTAAATGCTTTCTTCTCAGTTTCTGTCATCAATGCCATTGATGCGTCTATCTGGGCCGCTACTTCTGGACCCTTTTTGGCTATCTCATTTTGGAAGGCCGCAATCTGATTCTGTTCTTGTACCTGTTTAGTTTTGGCTTTAGCATCTTCACCGGTCAATGCCGATATTAATCTTAGATTTTCTGCATATTTCTGTGTTTCGACCGCTAACATGGCTGGATTAACTGATTGTGCTGTCCTGCGGATATTAGCCATTACCGTGGCTGTTATCTCTGCCTGTTCTTCAAAGCCATAACCTAAATTCTGTAGTTGCTCTCTTATCCGTCCGTTGTTCTGGTCAAATATTTTGCCGACCTCTCCGACCTTGCGGGCACCTTCAGCAACACCAACTCCGCTCATGGCCAAATCGGCGGACTGCTTGCTTATTACTTTAGAGAATTGTTCTAGGGTCAGTCCAGCGCCCACACTGGCTTCACGCATACCAGACATACCATCAGCAAATATCGCACCACTGGCATTGACTGTGTTAAAGGCTTTTTCTGTCTTGGCCAGTTCCTTAGCAAGGACTTCAACTGAGAATTTTAGGAATTTTGCACTGGCTTCGGCGCCAAGTTGCATTGCCTTGCCACCAACATATATCACACTACCTATTGCGGCACCCCAACCTTTTGTGCCAGCTAGATCTTTACCTACACTAGTTAAGAAGCCACCAAGGCCACCAACTGCTCCAGTTACAGCATCTATAGCAGAATTTAATAAGATTGTTGATACTTCAGTGCCACTAGCGCCACTTTGCAATGATTTAGTTAAATCGGCTGTGAGTTTTGTCGCACCATTGGTAAGACTTTTTCCAAATGCAATGGATGCTTCTTTAGTCCGTTCATTGGCTGCCAGTTTAACTAGTTCTTCTCTTTGTTGGAGTAGTTTACTTTTTTTAGCGTTGTCTGCGGTGGTACTGCCTAAATCATCAATGGCATCGTCAAGCGATTCGATCGAGTTAACAATTTGTTTAAAGCTAGCACGACCTTTTTCAACATCTCTATTGAGATCTTTTAGAGTCTTTGTGAAGTCAACAGAACCTTTCTTGGCCGATATGCCAAGATTTTTAAGTTCGTTGGAGAGGGCAGGAAATCTATCAACTAACTGCTCAATCAGCTCCCGTGCCTTTTCTGCGTCTAAATCATCCATGGATCGTTTTTATTACCTTGTGTATTTGGTGCTATAAATAGTGTAAAGTACTAATCAATTATATATATTTATAGGATTTTCGACCATGGATCAAAACACTCCACAAGTTGCTTCGGCTAATCCGCTGTCCAAGCATTTTAGACAGCCCGCAATCTACTTCAAGTTGCCCAGTGGTGGCAAGTATTGGCCAGCAGATGCAATCACCATGCCAGCTACCGGTGAGATTGGTGTCATGCCAATGACTACCAAAGATGAGATAACATTAAAGACGCCAGATGCATTATTAAACGGTCAGGGCGTGGTCAACGTGATACAGAGTTGTTGTCCGGATGTCCATGATGCTTGGCAGATGCCTAGTATTGATGTTGACGCTACGTTAATTGCGATACGGATAGCCAGCTATGGTAATCAAATGGATTTTACTGCTCAATGTCCTCACTGTAAAGTTGAAGACAGTCATGCTATCGACCTCGGAGTAACAATGTCAAGGATTACTGCTCCTAGTTATGATGTTCCTTTAGCTGTTGATGGTCTGAAGATACACATACATCCGCAACCATATTTTAGCCTTAACAAAACTAACATGATCGCATTTGAGGAACAACAGATAGTCAGGAGTTTAGGTTCGCTAGAAGACGACCCTGTTGAAGCCAAGAAACGTTTTGACGAACATCTTGCTAAAATTATTGAAATGAACATTAACCTATTAGCTAACAGCACCAAATCTATCACAATCAGCGATGGCACTGTGGTAACCAATTCGGAACACATTGCAGACTTTTACAACAATGCTGACACTAAGGTTATTAAAAAATTACAGCAGTACTTAACAGAACTAAACGAGCTTGCTAGCATGAAGCCGGTGGATGCTGTTTGTCCAAACGACGAGTGCGGTAAAGAATTCTCCATAAACATCACATTCGACTACGCAAGTTTTTTCGTATAAGGCTCTTAACTTTAGAACAAGCGGCAGTCGAAGAGCTGATTGACAGCTACGACAAAGAGATAAGGGCCTTAAAAGATGATGCGTTAAGGATGGCATGGTACATGCGTGGTGCCCTGAGCTATGACGAGGCTATGCAACTCGGGCTAACTGATAGAGAACTAATCAACAAGATTATCAAAGACAATATCGAAACAACAGAAAAAACCAAGATGCCATTCTTCTAAGATAGTGTGGCTTTTCTGCCACATGTAACATAGTTATCCTCTTGACAAAACTCAAAAAAGGTGTTATATTATTATAGTAAGACTACCTAAATAGTAGAGCAAGATTAATTCTACGCTTTATTTTATAGTCTTGCTATTTTTAAAACGGGGCAATTCCCCAGGAGGAAGTAAAATGGAAGTATTAACACACGTTAAGAAATGGGCGGCAGGTATCGCTGATGTAGCAGTTTCACTAATGGCAATGTTTATTGCATTAGAAATTCTACTCAAAGGATCTGCAGTTGCATTCTTACCAGCTACTGATGTTATCGGTTCAGTTACTGGCGTTATCAAAACCTTAGGAGCTGAAGGCTTAGTAGGATTGGTAGCAGTATGGGTACTATACTCAATCTGGAATAAGAAGTAAGCATAGACTTACACCATTTCC